GCACAACTAGAAAATGATTACAATAAACTAAAGAGTTCTTATGATGATATAGAAGCACGAAATACACAATTCGTATCTAATGAAAAGAAACTTAAACTTGATGTTGAAATGGTTAGTCAAGGATTCAAAAAGGAACAATTTGAAGAAGTAAGAACATTAAGAGATACTTTATTCAAAGATGAAGCTGATGATTCAAAAGCAATTGGTTTAATCAAAGATAAGTATAAAGCAACTTATTTTCCAGATGAAGAAAAACAAGTTGTTGTTCCTGAAGAATTAGGTTTTGGAAATGCTCCAAAAGAAAAAGAGCCAGTGAAAGTCACAAGAAACACAAGATTAAGTGATTTATTAATTAAATAAAAAGGGAGAAAAAGATTATGAATTTTACAGAAATTAACTTAGATTTACAAGGTGTAGCAAAGAGAATCTATGAATCATTACTTTATAGAAGTGCTTTCTACAAAATGTTAAATCCAAACTACATTGGAGAAATTAGAAGAACAGGAACTCCAATGATCGAAGTATTAAAATCACAAGACACACAAGTAAACATAAGAGAAACAAAAGAAATTGCTAGTGCAATTACTCCAAGTTTACAAGGTTATTCATCAATTAAAGTTGATTTAACTGAATTACCTATGGATTATTCTATTAGAATTCCAGTATTAGTTGCAGGTAGCAACATTATGGGTACTTTAGAAGACGCTATGGACAAGAAAGACCAAGCAGTTGCTAAAGCTATCGATACTTACGGATTTGGAAAACTTGAAACTTCAGTAGAAACTGAAAGAAAGTTTGCTCCAGATACTAAAGAAGAATATATTGATGAATTAAATGCTATTAAAGCAGTATTATTCAACAAAAATGTATATGAAGATTATAGATTAGCATTAAGTGCTACTGAATATGCAAAATTAATCTCAGCATTAACTTCAGTTATTAAATATGAAACTGCTGTTGGTGTTAAAGGTGTAGATATGGGTACTGTATCAGAAGCATACGGAATTGAAATCTTCCCAGTAAACGATTCAGTTTTAGGAGATGTTAAAGGTTATGCTTTCAACCCTAGAGCAGTAGTTGGAGATTCATTCTTCGATTCAATGCAATTATTCAACGGAAATTACCCAGGTTTCCCAGGATACTTCGTTATCGAATCTAATATTTTATTCGGTGCTGAAGTTGTAGAACAAAACGCTATTATTAAATTAGTAGAAGAAGTATCTGCATAATAAAAAGTGAAAGGGGTGTCACATTATGACATATTTCACAAAAGAAGAATTTAAAAGCAAGTATGATTTAGATGTTCAAGATTGGCAAATAGAAAATGCTTGTGAAATGATATATTCTCAAATTGGTTTGAGATATAGAGAAGAATGGGACGAAACAAATTGTCCTGAACCAATCAAAAGAGCAAGTATGGAACAATTAAGATTTATTCTTGAATATGATATACCATTAATAGATAATCGTGGAGTAATCAAAGCAGGACAAATGGAAAGTGATTTAAAAACTGACTATTCTACTCTTGCTTTGAGAATACTTGCTAATAACGGTTATTTATATCGTGGAAATCCAATAAATTCAAATATGAGTATAAGAATACCTTTTAATTAAAAATGTTTAATATAAATGGTTTAAATGCTACTCTAATTCAAAATAATCGTGGTACATCAACTTATTATGATGACCAAGATAAAAAAGAGGTAGAAATAAAAGTTTGCCCTTATAATTCAGACCAAATAGTAAGATTTGGAATTGATACAACAAGTGAAGCAAAAGGTTATTTCATTGTTAAAGCTGATACAAATGTTCGAGAAGGGGACGAACTTATATTCAATGGAAAGAAATACTCAATAATTGAAGTTCACGATAATTGGATTTGGAATAAAATTGCAAACTTAATATTGGTAGTAAAATGAATATTGAAATTGAAATTATTAAAGGAATTCCAGAACAACAAATAGAACAATTTACTGATAGAGTAATTTATAATACTGCGGTATTAACTAGAGAAGAAACAAAATCTCTTAATGCTTTTCCACAATTAAGTGGAACTTTGATGAGAGAAGAATTGGCACAACAAATAATTGGAAGTAATAAAGAATACGGGTTGGCTGGCGGTACTTCTTATGCAAAGGCAGTATATGATTACGAAAATGTAAATTGGACTAATAAATCTACTTTACCACATTGGTATAAGTCAGTATTTGATAAATCTGGAGATATGATTATTAACAACTCTATCACACGATCATTGAAAGGACTTAAATGAATTCAAACGATATTAAAAACAAGAATTTAGTTTTATGTGATTTTATAGCCGACTTAACTAATAAAAAATATAAAGTTAAGCCTGAATATTCAACGAGTAATAAAGATAACGAAAATGTAATAGTTATACAAGAACAAAGTGGAGAAAAAATAGTATTTTTTGATAACCCTAGTTTATATAATTATTACAATGTAGAAATATTTGCAAATTCTATTCAAGAAGCTAAAGATACAAGTGTAGAAATTGGCAACTTAATAGGAGAAAATATATATTTTGATTGGAAAAACCAAAAATGGCAAATAATGGTAAAACAATTTAGTAATCCTAGAACAATTGCTTATGAAGATATTCGTAGAGTTTCATACACTATGACTTTACAAGTAATAATAAATAGGATTGCATAGAAAGGATTAAATATGAATTGGTTTATTAACAATAGAGAACTTATCAAAAATCTAGCAATAAACACAGGAACTACTTCAAATCCTACATTTACTAAAATTTGTACTACTTCAGAAGTACAAGTTGCTACTGATTTAGAAACAAAAGATTTCTATGTATTCTGTGACGCATTAAAAAGACAAATTGTCACAGGTGCTAGCGTAGGATTAAATGGTACACTTAAAATAGATGTTAATAATGACGGAGATATTGCTTTATTAGATAAAGTTCATACTCTTATTGGAGAAGGAGAAATTTCTCAATTCACTAATGTAGAAATTGAATTTGACTTATTAAGTGGTGTTAACAATGGTGTATTAGAATATACTACTTATAGAGCAACTGCAACATTAAGTCTATCAGACATTGGTGGTAATGCAGAAGATGAAGGAGAAATGAGTTTCGAATTAACATTAATCGGAACTGCTACTGAAGTTGCTTCTGCTTAATCCTTGAATAAGTAGGAGTAATCCTACTTTTTTTAATAGAAAGGAGTAAAAATGAATAACGCAGAAGTTTTAATAAAATTTAAAGCTGATACTACTGAATCCGATAGTGCTGTAAAAAAGCAAGAAGAAAACCTTAAACAGTTAAAGAAAACTGGAGAAACTACTATTGTAGGATTAACTGCTGCGGTAGATGGTCTAGTTGGTGCTTTAATGGGGCAAGGTATTGCTTATAACGGACAAATTGAAACATACCTAACTAGATTAAAAACTTTAACTGGATCGAGTGAAAAAGCAAATGAAATATTAAATCAAATAAAACAAGACGCTTTAACAACTCCATTTGAAGTAAGTGGTTTAGTACAAGGAGAAAGTTTATTAATATCTACTGGATTAAGTGCAGAACAAGCAAGAAAAGATATTCTTAATCTTGGTAATGCAATTAGTGCAAGTGGTGGCGGAAATGAAGAACTTTCTCGTATGGCAGTAAACTTACAACAAATTAAAAATGTAGGAAAAGCCAGTGCATTAGATATTAAGCAATTTGCTTATGCTGGTATTGATATATATGGTTTACTTGCTGATTCAATGGGTGTCACTCGTGAAGAAGCCAGTGATTTAGATGTCACTTATGAAATGTTAAGTGAAGCACTAGCAAAGGCAAGTAGTGAAGGTGGCAAATATGCTGGTGCTATGGAAGCACAAAGTCAAACCTATAATGGTGCTATGAGTAATCTTAAAGAAAGTTTTTCAGTATTAACTGGAGAACTATCAGAAGGATTATTCAATGCCCTTAAAGACTTAATTCCTAAACTAACTAATTTATTTGATTGGCTAGCAAAAAATAAAGATATGGTTATAGCAATAGCAATTCCAATATTAACATTTTTAAATATAATGGCAGGCTTTATAATTATTCAAAAAATAGTAGGTCTAATTGGTGCATTTAATGCAGTATTAATGGCTAACCCTATTGTTGCTATAATTGCTTTAATAGTTGCACTTGTAGCAGGATTTATCTATTTATGGAATAACTGTGATACATTTAGAAACTTCTTCATTGTATTATGGGAAAACATAAAAGAAGCTGTAAGTTCTGCAATAGAATTTATAAAGAATTGCTTTAATGCTATTATTGAATTTGTAAAGAATGTTGCAACAGTTTTATATAACATATTCATAAAACCTTATGTAGATTTCTATATTGCTTTATTTAAAATATTAGGAAAAGTAATTGAAGCAGTAAAAGACATAATTAAGAAGATTAAAAACTTCTTTGGAGAATTACCTGAAAACCTAAAGAATGTAGGTAAAAATATGATTACAGGCTTAATAAATGGTATTAAGGGTATGAAAGATAAAGCAGTAAATGCTGTTAAAGATGTCGGTAAAAATCTATTAAGTGGAATTAAGAATGTTCTAGGCATACACTCACCTAGTAAAGAGTTTGCAATGGTCGGCAAGTTCTCAGTATTAGGTTATACAGAAGCCTTAGATGATATGAAAAAACAAGTAGACGCACAAATTGCTGATACATTTGGAATTAGTCCACAATTACAAAATTCAAGTGCATTACATTATAGTCCAAATGTAGTAGTAAATAATGAAGTTAATGTATCACAAGATCCATTAGGACAAATGGTATCTAATATAAAATCATATAGTGGTGGTGCTAAAAATGATTATAACTTCGGAATGGGAGTATAACCTATGATAAAAATATATATAGATAATGAAGAAGTAGTATGTGATAAGTCTTTTCAAATAAATGAAGAATTTCTATCTACTTCTTCTACAATTCTTAATAATGTAATGCCAAAATCTTGGGAAACAAATAAAAATTATGTAAGTAATTTCTATTTACCTAAAGATTATGCTAAATGTGAAATAAAAGATGAAGAAGATAATTTAATTTTTGAAGGTGTAGTAAGAAACACTGGAAATATTAGTTTAAATCCTAGAGAGCCTAAATATTGTAGTTTGGAAATATTAGACTATAAATGTTTATTATCAGAAGGTAAAACATTAGACTTCGTTATAGCAAATAAGACCGTAGCACAAGCAATTCAAATGGTAGTAGATGAAATAGCAAGTTATGGATTTGAACTAGGTACAATAGATTTAGACAGTGCTAATGATTTAATTGGTACATATTCTACATTAGATAAAACTGCTTACGATGTATTTCAATATATATGTGAAATAACACAAAGTAAATGGTTTACTAAAAAAGAAAGTAATGGAAATTTATCAATTAATTTTTATGACGCTGATAAAATTCCTAGAGCTAATGATATTTTATATACTAAAGAATATTGGGAACAAAACAATATTGTAGATATGACTTATAATTTCAATACTAGAGATTATAGAAATTCACAAATAATTAATTCAAGTGGTGTATTCTCAAATTCACAAAATAGTGAAGTACAAACTTACGATGGTTATTCTACAAACTTATTATTTTCTCTACCAATAGGAAAAATAGTAGATATACAAGTAAATGATATATCAGTTAGTTATGCTACTAAAAATGAAAAAGAACTAGGTGTAAATGCAGACTTTTATTATTCAGTAGGAAGTAATCAATTAGATATAAGTGATACACTTTCACAGGGAGATAAAATAGAACTTATTTATTACCCATTTGTTCAAGGTAGACAAGTTGTTGAAAATGAAGATGAAGTATCTCGTATATCTACATTAAATGATCGTAATGGAAAAATAAGTAGATATGAAACAAGAAACGATGTCACTGATATAAACGAACTTGCTAAAATAGGACAAAGTTATATTGAATATAAAGGTAAAGCAGAAGTTGAATTAAAAATAACTACTATTAATAAAGATATATTTAATATAGGACAACAAACTTACTTTAATGCTCCAATTGATGATATAAAAGGAGATTATTTAGTAAAAAGCAAAACTATAAAAGTAAATATAACTAAAAATACTCAAAATGTATTCTATGAGTACACATTAAGCAATACATATAATGGAGAAAAAGCAATTAACTACTTTGATAATCAAAGAAGAAAACAACAAGGTAATTTAGATGAAGGTCAATTCATTACAAGAAATATAGATATTGAAAAAGAAGCTCTAATTATATTTGATAACTTAAATATAGTTGAAGTTCAATTAATAGACAATATTTTAAATAGTGAATTAAATATGTCATTGACACAATAGGAGAATATATATGACAAATGAATATAAGATAAATTTAATTGATTGGTTAAATGGTAATTTGGATTTAGAAACTAATCCTAATAATTTCGATACATTTCAAAATATGAGAGAGTTAACAAAAAGAGATATAGTAAATCCAGATGGGAATGGTGGTACAGTAGTTAACGCAGTTCAAATAACTTCTCCAAATGGTAGTAATTCAACTTGGTTAGTTTTACTATTCTGGGACAGTAGTACACAAAAAGGTAAATTTATATTATTAAATGAAAACTTAGACAAAGTAGCAACAATTGATGAATACGATTCAGGTGTTAGCATTGGTAGATATTCAAACCTATATGTAGATGAAGAAGGAAGAATATATGGTATTGAATGTAGACCAACCGAACAAAGATATAGATTTGTAATTCTATCTAACTTCCTAGTAGCAGTAAATGGGGAATATAAGTGTGATATTAGAAAAGCATATAATTTACCTAATGCTTGGACTAATACCGATAGTGATACTAGATATGATAACTATAATATAATAAAGAAGATTCCAAATACTCCTAAATATGCTTTTTGGATTTATAATAATTCAAGTAAAAAAGGAGAACTTGGAACTATTGAAATAAATGTAGAACAAGGAAATACAATAAAAGAAAGAATAATTCAAAGTGCATTTTCTGGAACTGCATTTAGTCCATTTATAGAATACGATAATAATAACTTATTTACATTTACTTATAAAACAATGACATTGCAAGATGAAACTGATATTGAAAACTATTTGAGTTGGACTTATACAGAACTAGCTCAACAATCAAATAATAATTGGTTTACAACTGGTGGTTATACAGTTTACTTAGATTATGCAATAAATGTAAGTATGAGTAATATATATTGGTTTTCTAAAACTGAATATTTAATCGTAGGTAGAGATAATACTGCTAACGATTTAATTAAATTTCATAAAATAACTGAAAACCAAGTTGGAGAAAATATAATTGGAACTAATACAGTAATAAAACAAGAAGCAGGATTTACTTCATCATTACAAGTAATATTTACTGAAACAAATGGTTATTTATATTGCTATATAAGGGGTTGGAATCCAAGTATATTTGCCCCTGAATTTCCTGAAGGATTTAAAGAAATGATATATCATATAACTAATAAGACAAATACTATGTCAGCAAGTGATTTCCACGAATATGTAATGAATTATAGTGAAACACAACCATTAATACAAATAATATCTTCATTCTTCTTGGTACAAAGTATTTATAACTTATATAAATGTATATCAGGAGTAAAAAGATACGATACTAATTTGAAT